TAATCCGTCGCACCTTCCGTCAGAGCATCAACCTGCTGTTGAGCCGCAAAGTTGAAGTCAGCCGTCAGATCATCACCATCAAAGAAGGAAAGCGGAGTACCCAGAGTAATCGTCTTACCGAAGGTATCCACATCCAGGTACACATCCGAAGTCGTGGTGTCCTCAGTTACCTTGAATGCCTTGCCATTGATAGTCGCAGCATCCGCACCGGTAAAGCCCGAGAACACTGCATAACTACCAATCGCCGCAGTGTTAGCCACCGTCACCTTGGTGGGTGCCCCAGCCGCAGTAGACACGGTAATCGCACTCGGAGCCGTCCCACCAGTCGTCAGCTTAGCAACCGGCTGCACCGAACCATCATTGAGCCAGAACGAACCCGCATCAAGATTGCTCTTGTAGTCAAACGGAGTGTCGTCATCAACATAAGCCGTAAGAGCCGTAGCCCCACGCTCAACCACCAGGGAAGAGATCTTCATCCGGCTGAGCGGATTCACCTTACCCAGGTACCCATCAACTGCCTCAGCCGACACCGAACCAGCTAACGCACTGGTAGACGAAGACCGCAGAGCAATTGCCAGATTATCGGCATTGAACGATTCCATCGTCATCGTCAGATTGCACTTCGTCTCAGTCGTCAGACGGAGGTCAATACTGCGCTGACCGGACTGGGACTCCTTATGCTCCAGAACCGACGTTGCCACCGCAATTCGCAGGTCCGAGACGTTACCAACCGGCATCAAGCCCTTCGGCTTACCAGTCGTCTCATCCCGAGTGCCGATCATGACGACACCCTGCCCACTATAGTAGTTACTTACTGCATCCCACGTAGCCATTTTTAGACCTCCACAGAAGATTCAAAGTCATCGTGGGGAAGGGCAGCTTCCTCCACTACAGGGGGAGTGACCGAAGACACTTCGAAAAACGCTTTGGCAAGGCCCCGATCAACCAACTTCAGGGACTCATGCAAGGTCACTTCAATCACTGCACCCACTGGGTATGTCTTACCCTTGTGAGTGCAGGGTTTGACGATCTCTACTTTCACTGCTTGTTAAACCAGAAGAGGATGATGGTATCCGTATCCTGATCGACAGCAGACTCAACGCCACCCGTCGCAGTACCTCCGGTAAGGGTTGCCCCAGAAGCCGTGATATTGGTACTGCCAACCGTAGTAATTGCATTACCAGCCGTGCCATCTGCCTTAGCGGTAATGGTCACCACCGCAGCGTCAGACGTTGCCACATACTGGATAGGATCTGGACCACCGTATCTGGTCTGATACGCATTAAGAGTGTTAGCCAGATTCGCCGCAGTCTCAGTGTCGTCATCACCCACAAGGAATTGGGTGTTAGCAGACGGGGCATCCTTAGCTGTAAAGGTGACACCAGCAATAACGCAAGTATCATCCTCAACAACGGTATCCAGAGTAAGCGTTCCAGAAGCCGTAGTAGAAACGATGCTCATCTGTGCCGTAACGTCTGTAATAGCACCAGATGCTAGATTCCAAGCTGAAAGGATGGTGTCCTCTACCCGAATGGCAGGAACAGCAATCTTAGTCTCAGCCTTAGCACCAGCCAGGATGTCAATCTTGAGGCCGGCAAGTTCACGGATCGCAGCCGGCATAACAGTCTCAAGACCGGTGCCACCGTGACCGAGTGTCAAGGGAAGGGTCGTCAGTGCCATAATCCTATTCTCCCAATGGTGTATAGGTTAGGAAAATTCCTCCCCTAAACCTATGTTCAATGATTGAAGTACCTAACAGTCAAGTCAATTTATGTGACGATAACTGGGCATTCCCAAGTCTGGGTATACACCATTACATTGCCGACTTGGTCCCCCGCAGACTCAGATGAAAAACGCCAAACATAGACTGCCGGGGATCTCTTATGCTTAATCTCATCCCGAATTGCATCTAACAATTCCAAGGCTTGAGATTGTGTATTCTGGTTGCCTACGGTCTTAGCCTCAAACAGCACGGCTATGACAAATCTGGCTACGGTTCCAAGACCCCCACCCGGCTTACCCTGGGTAACGATTCCACCGTAGAACACACCGGCAGAAGGAAGCTTTGTCAAACGTGCCTTATCCAACAAGTCGTCTTCAGAAATGATGGTGAAAACCTTGTTCCTAACCTGAGGCACACCCTCAAGCTTGGAAGTTAGATCTGCTAGACAATCAACAATGAGACTCATCGTGATCCAAAGGTCTTGTTGATAGCATCATCTAAATACTTGTTGAGGATTCTTTCAACCAATCTGGCATCTAAATCGCTGACCCCCATGAACTCTCGTTTCAGGTTGTTTCCCAACCCGAATTGATGGTATTTCGCATAGGGTACATCGGTAGTAATCCGGGTTTCATTACCCTCTACCGCAGCCTGCTGAATAGACCTAAACAGGTTTCCGGTCTCATACAACGTCCCAGTACCACCCCGTAGCCGTCTACGAATAGCGGCCTTTGATGGGACCCAAGGTTGTTCTGCTGTGTCTTGTTCCTTCAAGAACCTCTGTCGAATACGATTGAGGACAACCGTAGAGGCTCTATCAAGGATATTGGCAGGCTCTAGAACCTTGGATAAGGTCTCAAGAACCTGAAGAACATTTCCCCCTACGCTTTGGGGAACAGAGATGCTAATCAAGGGATCAGACATCTAAATCCAGTGGCTTATGTTGCAGACCATACCCACGCAAATACGGTTGAAGATGGGAAGAAGCCTGAGCATATCCTTCCTTCAATACCGACTGCCATTCCTCAGATCTATTCGTTATCTGTTGACTATTCATAACCAAAGGAATAACAGAGTACAGTGCCTGTTTTAGTCCCTCTGGGGGCAGATTAGCAGAGGTGTTTTGACCCGCTGTTCTAAACCCAGCCGTATAAACAATCGAGATGTACTGAAAATCGTAAGCTACGGGCAGATACAGAATGCCTTTACGTCTATTCAGCATGTACTCAACAGCCGGCACCACCGCAGTAATGGTGTCTACAGTCTCACCGTATTTGACAACCACAATATCGTCAGTCAGAAACGCATGGGTGAGCCTGAGCCGAAGAAAACCCATAGGGTCACAGGGACGATCATTGGAGTTCAGGTAGAATACGTCTGTTTGACTAGAGACAAGATCAAAACCAGTCCCAAGAAAAGAAGACACCATAGAAGTTGCCGACGTAATGCACCGCTCAATAGTGGTATCAACATCCTCGGAATCAGCCAAAGCCATCCGCTCTTTGACTTCTTCCACAGACACGATATTCATACCTGAACCCCCTTACCTCAGACTGCAACAGCCCCGGTATCAATCTCTCCAGACATATCTCGGTTAAGTGCCGGTCTACCCCGCTTACGGGTAGCAGGTTCTGCCTCCCCAACCGCAGGGTCTGGGCTATTGCCCTTGGGCTCCTGTGCCGTAGCCTCTTCTTCATCTGCCCTTCGGAAGAAGGGTCTACCAAGATCATCTAGCTTCTTCAAAAGCTCAGTGCCAGTCCCCTCACTCACCTCATACACCTCACCCTTGTGGTAAATCTGGGCAGTGATATGAGAGACGTAGGTAGACCCCTTAATCAACGAAATTTTCATCTGCTCTCCTAGTGGTAGCCAATGTAAAAGGGGGATTATTCATCCCCCTCTTACACTAGCCGTTTACCATTCAAATTGCCATCAGGCAATGTTGAGGTACTTCACCACCGCATCATCTTCCTCGATCTCGCAAGCCACACGGGTCGTCAGGACGATGATGAACTCACGGGTACGAATATCCTTGTCATACTCGATGGTAACCCTTCTCTGAATTCCAAAAATCAGGTTCAGGGGGTTGGTGAACAGACCCTTCGCCGCCGGCATCATCGGAGCACCAAGAACCTGCGAGCCCCACGCATACAGAGGACCGAGCCCCTGAAGCATGGTGTCACCCAGGTTGGTAGCACGGGACGCATACGTGTCACGCAGTTCCGTCTCGTTATCAACCGAAACAAAGTGGACAAGCTCGCTGCGGTTACGCAGATACTTGTCAGGCATGGCTTTCACCGCATTCTTCAGCAGGGTCTTGCTGATCGTGGTGTTACCAGCATCAACAGTATGAGCCGTAGCCAGCTTCATCCATCCGTCAACCAGAGCAAGGTAGGGGTCGCCGGAAATCGAGTCGCCCAGAAGAACAAGCTCTTCCAGGTCCAGAGCCGCACGTTCTGCAATCAGTTGCACGATGGTCTCATGCAAACCACCGGCACCAGACTCAGAACCGGCATTGATGTTGCCACGCTCAATATTATCCTCAAGGACATCATACGGAATGTGAACTTCCGCAATAACTTCCTTGGTATTGAGGACCACCTGAGACGTAGTGGGCTTAACACGATCTTCCGGATCGAGAGCCGTAGCCGACACAGCAGGACGAAGAATGCGGGACCCAAAACCGATCTTATTGATCTTCCTGGTGGGCGCATTCATCGTGACAACCCTAGCCGCATTCAGAACGGTTGGGGAGTCAATCAGAGTACGAATGAATCGGTCAGTCTGCTCAGGGGACAGAAGACCACCATCGCTAACCAGATCGCTAAGAGCGATGTCAGCTTTCTTAATCAGTTCAGCGTTGCTAGACATTTTGAGTGAACCTCCTACAAGTTATCGGGAATGCAGTTTCCGGCGAGGCAAGAACGCAGTGTCAAAAAGACCCGAACGGGGATCGGAATCCTCGGACTTCACAGTGCGGCTAGGAGGATCACTCTTGGGGGGTGCCCCTACCACGGTGCCTTTCACAACATTTTGCACGGCAATTGCCTTATCACTTGCCTCAGCCACTTTCGCCTCCAGAGTTTCACTCTTTTTAGCGATGTCTGAGACTGTCTTGCCAAGCACATCAACGACAGACGACAGAGAACTCATCTTCTCCATCACCGGTCCAAGAAGTTCCTGGGCAATCTTCTGAATCAACTCAGTGTTGTCCGTAGCCTCAGGAGTCGTAATCTCCTCAGCCTTGGGCTCTTCCTGAGTCTCTTCCTTAGCGGGCTCTTCCTCAGCCTTAACAACAGGCTCAGGCAGATTGTCAATAGCCTCTGCGGCAATGAAAACCTGCCTCGGAATATGAGTCAGATGAGACGACAGCAGAGACTTGACATCTCCACACATCTGTTCCAGCTTCTGAACCTTCTCCTCGGCAGACTCCTCAGAGATCATCAGACCCTGAACTGCCTCAAACATCCCGCCGAATGCCATGTCCACACCAGGAATGAACCCCTCAGCCTTGGCGACAACACCCACCGACACCTTAGGGAAATTCTTGGTCAGGGCTAGCAGATTGGAGTTGAGACGAAGGACATCCGCACCTTCAATCGACTCTGCCTGCTTGAATACAACCGTACCGTCTTCCTGCTCTTCCTGAGCCTCAACCTGGAACCCGGCATCCTTGAGGATCTGAATAACTTCAGGCAGTTTGTCAGATTTCTCCACCACTAACCCGACAATGGTCGGAGAATCAGCAGTAGGCTCCGGAGCCTGGGCTGGCTCAGTCTTCTCTACCTCCTGTGCGGGGGTAGAATCCCGTTTGAAAATCTTATCCAGATCAATCATGCCGTTCTCCGATTTATGCTCTTTGATGATACGAAAAGGAACTCGGTTAGCCCCTCGTTCAACAAGAGAGATATATGAGACAGACGGGCTCTCAAGTTTGGTAGCTTGAAGCTTTAACTTTGCCATGTTTCCGACTGTAGCAGCACCTAATGTTCCTAACAAATTAGACTATTCCGAGATCCCTAATAGCTCAACGTAAGAAAACCGGTGAGCATGATCGTTTACTGTCTCGGTAATGGTCCCCCGCTTAATCACATGTTTATGCCCTGCTACTTCATCAGTCACACCCCCTAGAAACTCCCCCTGATGGTCATACGAAACGTAGAAAACATGCTCATGACCATCGTCGGCCTTAGCAGTGCGCCCTTCAATAATGGGGGGTATGTCAATCTCTAGCTCAGTGGGAGTCTTAACCACCATAGCCTCTAGAGACAGACCGTTGATCTTTCCGGATTTGACAGAATGCCAAGTATCGTCATGGGGAATGTGAATCCCCACAACCCAGGACCCTTCAACCGGAAAAGTTTGATCTCCCTTGCGGGAGAGAAAGGATTCTACAACAGAAACCCCAGGAACTACTTGGTTATTGTGTTGTACATCAATTTGACCAAGCTTCTTCTCTTTCATGAACTTGTAAGCCATCTCACGGATAGCTTTACGGTCCATGAACTCCCCGTCACTGTCTGGGACGTTTGGGACGTAGACTTCGGCCCAAACAATACGTTGCTCTTCGGATTCTGCCTTAAAAGTAACAACTGGCATCAGGTAGCCTCCTGTTCCTCCCTGGAACAATAAGACTACCTAAGAGGTTAGCCAAATATCTTTCTAGCTTCTTCCTCTGTCAGACCAAGGGTCTCTACCGCATACTTGATGGTGTCTTGGTATGCCTGGGAAGACTTGAACCGCTTATCACCGGCAGACAGGATTTCCTCATGTAAAGAGGCATCCTGTTTTTCCCCTGACTCATCTAGATAAAAGAAGGATTCTCCCATCACAAATTCCTGCTATAGGATATGTAATTCGTAAACCTACGCATGACCTCTGGATTAGAGAAATCCAGTACTCCATCCCAAGACAAACTTCTAAGAAGTTCCCTACCCCACTTCTTGATATCTGCTATAGCCCACAGGGCTTGTGCATCACCTTCTTTCAGCCTTTTGAGTGCAGCCGTCACCACATCATAAACATCATTGGGTAGATCCATGGTTTGCATGATTCGGTTTTCCAACCGAGCCAGGAAGTAGGACCTCGGTCCCAATTGACCAGCATCGGGAAGCCAACCATACCGAGCCCACGCATAGGACCCCATATCAATATTGGCTTGCAGGGAGATCTTGGTAATGCCCAACCGGTCCAGGACTGGAATCCAAGACCGAAGAATCTGCTTCATCAACCCCTGAGCTTGGGTAGAAGAAGGAACTACGGCAAGGTCCACATGCAATTCATTTACCCGTGGCTTCAGGGTTAGATGCAACTGCCCCGACTCTCGGGACCCAAAGAGCGGACCATCATAGTTGAAGACCAGTTCCCTGGAAGAGAAGAACACCTCGGCAGGGAACCTCCCAGTCCCCGGATTCATAGCCATTACCTTGAGCATGTCTTCCTTGCTCAAACCCATCAGGTCCTGATAGGTCTTGAAGAAGTCCTGACCATTCCCGTACTGATTCCAGTAATCCACAATGGCTTTGGCTTGCTCTGCCGGGGGGCCAAAGAACCCAGAAGTAATACTGGCAAAGGCTAACAACTCCTCCTGGGTAAGATGAGTCGGTGCGGATGGAGTCTTGCCAAAGGCAGCTTGGTACGAAGCCGTGTCTTCTATCCGTGGGACCTTATCTACGTGAACCAGAAGTCCCCGGCAGTTTGGATGGTAAGGAGGTATGTGCCAGTTATTGGCAACCAGTTGCTGGGAAGACATCTCCTTGAGTGAGGCAAGGGACTCGGCATCCTGCTTAGGCCAGGGTTGAAGAAGCTTCAACATCTCCGGGTCTTCGGTAGCCAGGATGGTGTTCAGGGCATCGGAGGCTTCCCGCACCTGAAAGGTCTTTCCGTGCATCTCGGCACACACCGGACAGATCCGGTTGTCCAACTGCTCAGAGACCGCATAGGTCTCCACTCCCAGGATGTCGGCTTCCATCGTAAAGCCATAGGCCGACACTCGGGAGGTGTGCAGGGATGAAATCAATTGCAACATCCGGTCCCCTTCTTTCTTGAAGGAGACGAATTCCTGAGTAAGGATGGGCTCCTCAGCCTTCTTGACCTTGAGGGCTTCCTTCTCCGATTCCCCAAACAGGGTATCCGATTGGGCAGCTTGATGGTCAGCAATGACCTGAAGGAGTTTGCGTTGCAGTTGGAAGGTCAGGTTGAACCGAATGAACTTGCTGAGTAGCTTGAGAGTATTCTGAATGGTGGGCTCAAGATTCGTTGAGCCTATCATTGCATCCCTCACACTCTCCCGTCTGGAGAGTCGGGAAGCCCCGAAGAAGAGTGCCGAGTAGGCTAGATACCTGAGGGCTGGCAGGTTGTCGGTAACGATGGAGTCCAATGACAGAGCATTGGCTACCACATAAGCTTCTGGAACCTTGCCATCATCTAGGAGGGATCGAACATCCCCAGAAACTTGAAGAAAGATCCTGTTCCAGGAATCCTGAAGCTTGTCAGTAAGGGACTTCTCCAGGGCTAAAAACGCTTCGGCTTTGACCGGCATGGTCAGTCATCATCTTTGAGGATTTTATCGAGTATAACAATATCCCCAGTAGATGTTCTCCACTCCTCCATACCAGCAACCTTAGCCCCTATGGCTTTAGGCTTTGGTTTGTACTTCAGCATGGATATCTGAGATTCGGGAATCTTCTTGAACCCTGCCGTATCATTGAAGATGAACAAAGGATCACTTGGACCACCGGCAGCTTCTCTAAACGCAAACCACCGTTTCATATACTGCATTTTGAAAGAATCAACTTCTTCTGGAGAAAGCTTTCTTCTGTAGGTACGACCTAATGGGTTTCCTTCAAACCCAGGAACATACCCAAAAGGCTCCCATTCAGAAGCAGGAATCTTTTCCATGCTATGCAATCTATAGTCACTGGGAGGATCACCAAAAGTACCTCTCTCAATCCTAACCCCAGTACGAATCATATCCACCAAAGAAGACGTTGATATTGAGCCACCCTCATTAGCAGTCCAAGGCTTATCTGCCCCAGCCCCAGTATGAGCAGCATCCTCCAAAGTATCCACAGAGATCTTGTCATTCAAAAACCGGTGAGCAATCTTCATTGCCCTAAAAATATCCCTGGCAATCTGTTTGTTAGTAGTGAAGGAGATGGTGTTAGATGTTCCACCACCTAAACCCTTACCACTGAACTGACTCAACTCATCCCGAGTCTTAAGACCCAAGGCAAGAACTGAATCTCTAGCCGTAGTTACATGGTACAACTCGGGGGGAAGCTCACGGACATTCTTGATATCATGTGTCCCCATCTCAGTGTAGGACCAGCCCTCTCTATAAGCATCCGTTATAGGGACTTGTCCTCTGGCAACAGCCTGAGTCATCTGAGCCTGCCATGCTTTTTCTGCGGTGCGATAAGCCTCCATTTCCTGATAGTCTTTTTCTCCTATATCACCGTACTTACCAGTACCAGTGTAATAGTCTTCAAACTTAGGTCTTGGTCCTAACTTAGGAGCAAACTGACCACCCTTACCCCCAGGTGTACCTGCGGGATGATGATTAGGATTAGCTTTGAGAATGCGTGAATACATCACGCAAAGACTTCACCATGAAATAGTCGCATCCTGTTACGGAATTGATGCGGGGTTAGATACTCAAGGAAAGTCTTCTTATCTTCCAGCCCATACCGTTCATACCGGGCATATTGACCAGTAGGGGTTCTTTCAAACTCGTTTTCAATCCGCTCCCCAGTCATAGGATCTGTAGAAGCATAAACACCCTTTTTAGGTGGGGTGTATTTCATCCCAGCCGAAGATAACCTACCACCCCCCTTAGAAGGCCCGGTAGTAAATCGACCTGTCTTAGGGTCATGGTAGGGGTTGGCTTTTAGAACCCTAGTGAAGTAACTCATCTCACCACCCCGCCGCCCTGATCTTCTTAGCCGCCTTACGCTGAGCCGCCGACAAGGCTACCTTCTTCCAATTCTCACCAACCTTTGCCTCAAGGATATCCTTGGTGTAAACCGAACCCATCTCGGTATAGTCTCCATACACCTTGGCATACCGGGTATTACCCTTGCCATTGTCAATCAGGTCGGCTTCCCACCCGTTCCTCAACAGAACTCGGGACCCCTTCTTCAGATCGTTAGCCCGGACCAAGCCACGGGACTCGACCTCTTCCCGATCCATGTCATCCCTAAGCTTCTTGGCTAGCTTCTTGTCCCCCGCAGCCTCAGCGGCAAGGATCTTCTGATCGTACTCAGCATAGTTAGGTACTTGAGCACTAGACAGACTATTAGTAGAAACAGAACTGCCACCACTAAAACTAGATGTCCCCCCAGACCCAGAAGTAAATTTCCCAGATTTAGGGTCATGGTACGGATTGAATTTCAGTACGTTAGTGAAGGTAGTCATTAGTCAAAATCCTCTGAATTCACCAAACCAGGACCAATGTAATCAGGGCAAGAGACACGGAAATCGTACCACTTGATGGTGAGATCTTCAGTGTCGGCATTTGACTTGTGTTGGGGGCAATCCCACTGCTCACAGGGAGCACTACAGAAGGCAAAGTGGTTCATTTCTTACGTCTCTTCTTCCAACAATCCCAACAAATTATGCCACTGCTGAGTAAGAAGAAGATGCCCACGATGGCAAACGTCACCATCCCCCATATTTCAAGCCAATAGATTTGGGCATCTATAGCAACATTTTGCATGGAAATAGCGTACAACTTCCTAACCCTTTGGATTAGAAGGTCCTACCCACTCATCATTGACAATCCAGCCTTTCTCAACTGCATACCGGTAGACCGGCAGAGTCCTGAACTGCTCTAAATCGGTAACCAGACTGAAGAAGGCAGGGGACTTATAGGCAGGAAGGTCCCACCGAGTCTTGGTCCAGTCAGCATTAGTGAGATCTTGATCTAAATGGTATGACATATTAGCCCTCATGATCTCCACTTTTTCCACATGTCCTCTACCGATTGAACTCGGTACGCTTCTGCCGCAGCCTCTAGTCTAGAAGCAATAGCCGGCAGACTCTCTCGGAACTCATCGTACTGCCCGCTGACCACTCCGTTGTAGACCACCATGGCCGGCTGAAGACGTTCTATTTGTGGGCTACTTTCATTGAAGTTGAGGTTCTTATTATTCCAGTTTTCTACCATGTTTAGTGAAATAGCATCTCTGTAATTGCTAGACACCTTAACAGCATCAGACGTAATAACTTGCTGCTGATATTCTGGAAGCAATTGAGCAGACATCTTGTACAACATGTCGTTATCGTACTCTCCATAGGTACGGTTCCAGGCCACATAGTTAGCCTGTAGCTTTCCTCCAAGTACCACCATCTCCTCTTCAGCTTTACATCCCCAACCAGTTTCAGATGTACTCAGAATACGATCCGCAGGTACCTTTGTAATAAGAACTACCCCAGACCTATCAAGCTTTGCATTAACTGGGGTACCAGGAGAAATGGGTATGGCGGGAGTAAAGGAAGAAGCAACAAAGGAGGAATAAGCAAAGGAAGAAGCTGGTTGCATATCAAACTCAGCAGACCCAACCTTCACCGTACCTACAGAATAGGGATACAACTTTGGAATACCACTGTCATTAGAAATGTATTGCCCCCTACCAAACTTGGTAAAAGAAGTGGTCTTCAACGGTTTTCCTAATGCCTCTTGGGGAAGACCTACTCCCCGGAACAAATACACCTCTGTGATGCCATGCTTCTTAAAAAACTCCTGGGTAGCTTCGTACTGATACCGGACAAACTTCTGATACACCTTTCCCCAAGTGTCATACATCTCCCTTGCCTGCTTGTAAGCAGCACCTTTTCCAATCAGATACTTCACACTACTGACACCAGTATCGAACTCTAAGGCTACGGCAAGTTGCATGGCAATGGACCCAGGATTGTTGTCACCTGAAGATTGTGCCCACTGATGTACCCACCCATAAACTGATTGGTTTAAGGATCTTTCCCAAAATCTATTTTCAACAGATTTACCACCATCCTCCATCATAGAGTGCATTCGTTTAGCTAGGTCACCAGCTAACCGACCTTCAGAACCCCCTAAAGAATCGGTATCAGCCAAGAGGGTCAAATTATGAAATAAAGACTTGAATTGCTCAGGCATGTATAGAGACTCATATCCATGCCTAACTAACTCTTTTGCAAAAGGCAATGCCTGCTCATCTGCCAGACCATAAACTTCAGAAATGGCTTTTAGTATTGTATTAGTTAATTGGTTTTTCCTATCTAGTTCCCCTCCCTGTAACAAATGAACTGGAACATTGAATTTATTATCTACAAGCTTAACGATAGACTCATACACATCATCTATATTAGTAAAGACTATACCATGATGCTCTTTCATGGCATCTTTGTACAAGTTAAGACCCTCAGGGTCATTCATGAACTTCTGCACCAATAACTTTTGCACACGGATCTTTGCTTTTGACCCGTCCTCATCACCATCGGTGTTATACCCTCCACTGGTACCAAACAGGTCTTGAAAATCCTTCAACTGCTTTTGAGCTTTATTTATGTCAGCCGAAGAGATCTGTCCTGCATCATTTGCTGAGCAGAACTGCCCCCCTTTCGGGGACCCCGCCGGTTGGTGGCACTTGTTGTACTTGAGAACCGTGGCATAGTCCTCAGCCGCCTCCCGCCGTCTCTGTACTCCCCGTGCAATTGAGTGCAATTGATCTAACCGCAAAGAGGCTAGGTTCACCTCAGGATCACTGTTCTTTGGTACCTTCGGGGGGTTGGCTATACCGTCTTTGATTTCTTGTCGGATCTTATCCAGGCCCCCCAACATCCGATCAGCCTTCTCCAGGGTAGTACCCCACTTAGATACAGTGAGGGTAATGAGACCCATGTCGTGAAGTACGGCATTGATGAGGTAGCTTTGTGCAGCCCCAAGTTCATTACGGTTGGTCCAGAACTCATGTCCCAGGTTGGCTACACCCAACCGTTTCTTGAGGGCATTCTCAGCCATGTACTGAGTCAGGCTCCTGATGAATTCAGTTGCACTACGGATGTCGGGGATTACCCCAGGTAGCTCAGACGATGAAGGGACCTTAGCCCCAAACAAAGAGCCGTCTTCCGTACAAGCAAAGACCCCCTTTAGGCCAGCCTGACTAGCCATCACAAGATCACCGTCAGATAATCCGGGCCACCGAACCCCAGGATGATTGTGAGTGAGGTAGCCCCCCTTCATCTTGGCTACCTGCTCACCATTGAAACTTACATGATTGCTTTGGCCTTGCTGGGAGAAGATAGGCTCCCCATCCTCACCAAAGACTACGGCTGACTCGGTATTGCTCTTCTTCTGCCGTTGAAGAAGCCAGCCATTGAACCCCTCAAGAGACTTGGATATTAGGGGGGATAGCCCACCAGTAGAACAGAACTGACCCCCTTTCGGGCTACCGGCTGGCTCATGACAAGGATTAGACTTCTGTACAGAAGTAATCGTGGCTAGACGTTTTCTGCATCTAGAAAGAACTTCCTTAGATACCAGGATCATTGACTTAAAGCCTTATCTAGATCAGCCCAAAGTTCATTGGACTTCTTAAGGATGCTATTCTGAAATTCCTCTCTAGTATTAGGTAGTTTAATCTGCTTTTCTCTAATAACAAACGCCTCAGCAATCATCTCAGATATGTGTTCTTGTCCATACGGAGTTGTGAAGTAATTCCACAATTCTCCTTTGGGTATATGCTTTTCTAACAACTCTTGATACTTATCCGACCCAAGCTTATCTAACACCTGACCATCTAGTATGTGTCCTATCTCATGTAAGACAGTACCCTCTTTTGATGGATCAGAAATCAGACCATCCCACTCCTTTTTTCTGCTTTCCCAAAACGCATCACTATTCCACATCTTTGAGTTAAGCAGTAGTTTGGTTCTAGATTTTGTAGCCAATACATTATCCAGACTAGCTATAAAATCTGATATCTCCACCTTAACCTTCTTAAGGTGTGGGTACCGTTCACCCAAACTATTAAGGATATTCTGCTCAAACCCAACACTACAAAACTGACCACCTTTAGGGCTCCCCGCAGGTTCATGGCAGGGATTGCTCTTCAAAATGCTGTTGTATTCTTTCTTCTCTGCTACCAGGAAAGCCGTATTACCATCGTCCCAATGAACCCTAATAAGCTCAGATTCTTTCTGTGAACACGGAGTAAAGTCAGCCTTGATATAGGCTACGGTAGCTGGCTTACCACTGACTGTAGTGTGCTCAATCATTGTCTACGGGGCCTTCCAATTCCCCAAGTACTGATCCATCACCTTCTTGTCTTTAGAGTACTTATCAACAACCTTAAAAAGCTCAGTCCACACAGACCGCTTAGGAATAGAAGACCAACTATTTACCATCAAAGACCCATATTCAGCTAAGGTTTCATGAAAAGCCTGAAGAGTGGTTGCCTCACCGTTTTTATAAGCCCCCCACCAGTCCCTACTATAGGCAGTTATCCCATCTTCTTTCTCAAACCTAGCCTTAGACTTGTTTACATACGCCTTACGAAAGGCAGGTATTAGAGGGTAGTTCTTCTTCAGATAATCCTGATTTTTAGGGTCATCAAAATTATAATCGGAAACAAACTTCATCCGAAGCTCTTTTATCTGTTCTTCGTAACTGTTAATGACTGCCTGAAACTTGTGGTGCATTATCTCATGAGCAATGAGATTTCTAGCACCAGTATCCGTATCAAGCATAGTATCAAGATAGACTTCAATTGACCCTCTAACTGAAGGGGTGTCGGAAGTTGTATAAGCTAACCCACCTGTTCTATACCGTTTACCATTTACCTCAAAATAGGTTATCCCACTTATGATGTAGATCTTTTCAAGAGGAAAACCCCAAATCTTTGCTTCACTCTCAATTTGATACAACCGCAACTGAATTTTTTGCCCATACTCAGTAGAGGTATCTACATCAAGATATTTTTCAGCTATCCACATACCCCCTTTGCTTCTTGGAGTAATAGCATTACTTCCCCCATAGATACCGGTATCCCCATACAAAGAATCCCCAGAAGAACAGAACTGACCCCCGGTACCATCAGGACTACCGGCAGGTAAATGACAGTCGTTGCTCTTGAGGATCTGGAGATACATTACCAAGAGAAGGGTCTACTTGGGTCCAATAATCTCTTGGCTTGGTCCAGTGCCATAAGAACTTCCGGGTTAGCCGGCATCTGCTCAAGCTCAGCAATCCAAGCCTGAATCTCAACCTTGGAGGAGAAAGAATTAACCGGAGGGTCAATCAGAATGTAACCATCAGTTGCTGGTTTCATAACAGCCTCAGTTAAACACAGAGCGTGGGATCAACTGTTCATTGAACAACTTTGCTTTGCTCATCTCTGACTTAATGTCTTCTGGAGCATTCTTAATGGAGTTAGCAAGAGCCCCAAAGAATTGAGACTTAAGTTTGCTTCTAACATCGTCATCAAGAAAGTCATGAACTCTCTGTAAATAAGGAGAGGCTGACTTCCTTTCGTACTTGAAAAACCCAAGGTCAGACAAGGACTCCATAATCAAATCAACATGCAACAAACTGGCAACCGTAGGGGTGATATTCCCCATCATTACATTGAAACCAATTTGCTGCTCATAAAAAGAATCAGCTAATTTCTGAGTCCCATAAATGAAAGGATGGTTAGTTTGGTCTAGTAGGGAAGCATTTGGGATAGCCCGATAGACCCCATCATTGGAAACAGCCTCTACGGCAGCTAACTGACAGGTCCCAGCAAACAGGATGTCCTGTATAGACAAAGACCCACCAGAAGGATGATTGTGTACCATCACACACCGGGGAAACATTGCCATCTCATCTTTAGTGAATTCAATGGAAGAGGCTTCCCCATCCTTGGCAAAAAAAGGTCTGCCGTCAGGACCAACAACGACTCCGTGTTCCTTGCCATCCTGGTAGCTCAATACCTCATCTCTGGCAGACGCTATAGCCTCTTCCATCTTGGGAGTGATAGCTGAATCTTTTGACGTTCCACTTCCTGGCCCATGAGTAAATCGCCCTGTCCTGGGATCATGGTAGGGATTGGCCTTGATAATAGAAACGAACTCCTTAGAGGTTGATTGCACTATCTTCACTCCAAGTTTCTTGGCAGCATTCAAAGCAGATTTGGTCAAGGTCATACCTGAGGGAACAGTAATTGACTCAATATCACCAGCCCATATCTGTCCATGAATCTGGGCTTCTATGTACGGTGTCTTAACAATATTGTGTACCTCAGACAGTGTTTTTGCCTTGGCAAGCTTCTGGAACATGCGTGTATATTCAGCTTTGGTGTTTCCCCTAACAGGCAACCCGTCTTGACCCCGAGAGGTAGTGAGCATGTACCGAAGGGGGACCATAGAAGAAAGGTTCATACTTTGAAGAGGCACTGGTTGGAAAGTTGGAATACCCATTGCCCCAGAGTTTTTAACTCTGCCTGGATTCAAAGAGTCTTCTAACACCCGCAAACTATCACCAACAGTGTAGGTAACCCTCTCTCTAACAGAGGGTTTTAGTTTAATGTCCACCCGACCATATTGGCCCGCCGAATTGTAAGGGTCATCCTTTGTCTGAAGATATCCATAAGAAGGACGATTCTCCAAATCCTTGTACGGGTCCCTACTTAAACCAAATAGGACATTCTCTCTCTGCGCCCTGACCTTTTTATTTTTGGCCCCTGAAGAAGTCGTAGTATCAAACTGAGTAAGCATACGACCACCACGCCGAAGCATATCCTCCACAGATCTGAGTGTCATTCTGCGGATATGAACCTCAGAAGCGTCTATTAGCTTCCGGAGATTATCCTCGGCATCCTTAGCTAACTCTTCCAACCCATAGTGGGAAATAATCTTGCGTAGATTTTCCTCCCGCCATGCAATTTCCTCTCTTGCCTTTCCCTGAGTTACATCTAATGCCGTTAGTCTAGGAGCCTGTCCTTGTTGAGAACAAAACTGACCACCACCCTGACCAGGAGGGTTGTGACAAGAATTGCCTTTAAGGATCGTGGCATACATCAGTTCATGTGCTCCCTACAGCACCCGGCAATCTCAGCCAAGCCTTCTGGGTCTGCCCCCAGAAGCCGGAACTCTTTGGCAGCAAGCATGTTGTCAAAGATCTTCTTGTACGGGTCCCGCAGAGCATCGACCTGAGATAGGGTCTCAAGCTTCTCGATATGGGAGAGGTCCCCAGGCTCAAGCCCAACAGCCACGGTCCACCGGTTGACCAGATCCAAGATCTCTTCCGGGGGGATCTCATTCTTCTGCACTGTCTGCCGCCGATCCGGTTCCTTGTTCCTCATGGGCTCGACATCATTCCGGACATTGGCCTTCCCACCCGGCTGAGTGCCTTCGCCCTTCTCAGGAACCTTCGGACCCATTGCCATCTCCCGAGCCTTGTCCTCTGCCTCCTTGCTGTACTTGAGGTTGAGACTAGTGATCTCATTCATCTTGCCAACGAACTCCTCACCATCAACCTTGTCTGCACTTAACTGCATTGCCTGCAACTGAAGATCGACGTTACGAAGGTTGACTGGCTTACTGACGAACTTGTACTTCTTTGACCCAATGTCAGGGAGCAGCTTCTTGGTAATGACCTCATCGAACTCCAACCTCTCAGGAGCAAACACCTGAGCCTCAGTCACCATGTAACTGGTCATGGCAGTAGCAAAGTTAAGGTCGGTAGCCTTACCCAGGAAAAGGGTGGGCAGACGGAAGGCAGTACGAACATGCTCTTCGCAGTTGCCGTCATAGCCTTGGAACATGCTGTCCTGAGACCGGAAGTCACCGAACCGCTCAGTGTTCACCTTCACTTGCCCCGCCGAATCGAGAGTGCCTGAACTTGATTGCACTTCCACCACAGCAATACGGTTCTTGGTCTTTGCTGCACCAGAGAAGAAGGCTTGCAGTTGGTCCCGCACATCCTCGGTCAACATACCACCCTGGACAAAGACAACAGCCGGGGGGACACCTCCAGAGTCAAAGAACTCCAGGTTGAACTCCTCAGCTTTACGGGACCCCAGGATACTGGGCAGTTGGTTGATCCACCGGGGAACACCATACGGAGACTTGGCTTCCTTTTGACAAGTGAAGTACAGAACCTCCGAAGCCGTCTCTTCCGGAGTAAGCGTTTCCCCCGGCTTAGCCCAGAACCCAGTACTCCGATTCAGGGTCCGCTGAGAACCAAACTCTTTGAAGAAGATGTTCTTGGTACCGACCTTCTGAATGAACCTGCGTTCACGGACCCAGTACATAGCTTCGAACTGAACTCCGTCCCGATCTATGGTGCGAGATACTTGAACAGGATCGTCCAGACGGACCAGCCGCATATCCAGCCCATCAAGATATCGAAGGAGCGTCACCTTACCTTCCAGGTTACGCATCACTTCCATGTACGCAACGCCAATACTCTCCAGGTCATACCGCATTCGGCGACGAATGGAGATGAAGGACTCATCCGGGAAAGGCTCGTTAAAGAAAGCCGTCAACATAGCTTTCTCTGCCTCATCATCCCCAGATTTAGGGTCAATTAATTCGAAGGTGTGCCCGGTGCCGTCAATATTCACTTCCATGGCCGAAATACACTGGGCCAGGGTGTTGTTGCGGGTAACCAGGGCAGAAAGAGTAGAAAGGGTGTAGGGAGGGGCAATTACCGCAGTGGCAGGATTGAGTAATCCTTCACCATAATTTGACAGAAACTCATCCTCTGCCGCCAAATTGTTATTGACAACCAAAGTTTTGGTGTCTTTTTTGAGTACTTTCCTCCCAAAAGTTACGTGGCTTTGTCTTTTAGGAATTAGCGTTTCTGTTGACATGCCGGGTCCCTCTGCTCAATGAGGTAAGGATATATCTCCCGGTCTGGCTTGGAAAGCAATCACTTCTTGATCTTCTTCATCTCCCCCAGGTTCTTGCCAATTTCACCGTCTACCGTGAATTGCAGTTGGGGAGCCCAGCCGATTTCCTTGAACGGAAGATTCTCCATCACCTCTCGGTTTCTCTGCTCATACTCCTCCCATTTATCCTCCGGGACATAGGACAAAAGTTGGTCATGCACCATGCCAATTACGGGGACTTCCTTAAGCCATCCCCGTTTCCAGAAGATTGACGTTGCCCACAAAGACAGATCAGAGAGGGTCCCCTGAACCGGTGCATTGATAGCCTGACGCTCAGCCTTAGACCTCACCATGGAATCGTAACTGTCGATGTGCGGCAGATGCTTTACCCTCCCCAGGGGAGACCGGACATACTTGTTCTTCCTCCCGGCTTCCTTGGCTCGCATGTGCCACAACCTAAGACCAGGGTAAGTGTCAAAGAACTTCCCGTGTGTCTCCTCAGCCTGCTGTGAACTTAATTTCACTCCATAGGTGAAGAAGGCGTAGTCAATGAATCCCTCTGGGGACATCCCGTAGATCAACCCAAAGTTGCCAGCTTTACCCAACTGCCGAAGCTCGCCAGCCTTCTCCGGATCAGTCTTCAGTAGCTCAAGGAACTGCTCCCAGGTGTAGCCGGCCATGGAAGAAGCCGTAACAGCGTGAAGGTCTAGTCCCTCCCGATACGCTGCGATCATGTTCTCTTCATTGGCAATGCAAGCCGCAATCTTCAGTTCCCCCTGAGAGTAGTCATGAGACATCAGCAGGTAGCCTGGGGGAGCAATGAATGCCTTGCGAAGCTTCTTTGCCCACGCATTGTGTTTGGGCAAAGTCTGAAAAGCAGGGTCCCGAGCCGACAGTCTTCCGGTAATGGTCCCCCCCTCATCGTCACCCCCGTTGTAGAAGAAGTACGTAGGATGGAACCGTCCATCGTTTCGAAGATGAGAAAGAAACCCGCCGGCAATCACCCCCTCCTTGTTTCTCTTCAGGACGTAGGTACTCAGCACCTTTGAGGCAACCGCATACCGCCGAAAGAGAGCAATGAAGGGTTCCGCCTTAGGGTGCATGGCAAACATATCGAGATGGTCAGCCGTAGTAGATATCTGACCCTTCGGGGTATGTAGCTTTGGCTTGAGGTTAAGCCCCAAGGGGGAGAAGAGATAGTCGATCAACAGTGCTGCCTTGGTAAGGCTAGTGTTCTCCTTGTGCTTGGCTAGAATTCTCCCACCAATAATCTTGAAGGCTTCCTTCCGTATAGCCTCCATCTCCTGCAACAGTTCCTGCTCTAGAGAGAGGTAGTAGTCCAGATCCACAAGGACCCCAGTCCTCTCTACCTGCTCATACGACCTGACAGCAGGATGGAGAATCTTGGTGTAGAACCGGGTAAGCTTCGGGTCCTTCACAACCTCAGCACGTTCCAGCCGGCTTACCCTCCTCGCCGCATCAGCATCACCACAGGCATACACCAACAGATCATCCTGCGGGACAAGATTCATCTGCCCCTTGATCTTCTTGTACTTCTGATTGAACAGATCGTCATACCCGGCAAGCTCAGGAACGTACACCTTGGTGTGCAGATTAAGACTGTTACCACGATCTTCATCTAGCAGGGAACCCAGTACCATCGTGTCCAGATGAAAATTGGAGCACTCCAGCCCAGCCCGATACCACAACCACAGCAAGTCGAACTTGAGGTTAGCCCCCCGCAAAGAAATCATCGGGGAGGTAAGCAAGAACTCCATCTGCTCTCTCAAAAAACTTCCCACGGAAAGAGCTTGTTCTTCTTTCTCCTGCGTCTCTAAATAGACAGCAACGGCTTGTCCTTCTTCCCAGGATACTTGGATAGTCAGAATCCATTTTTCAGGGTGAAGGTAGTCAAGACCAATTGTCTCAAGGTCCAACGCAACCGGTATGGGCTTTGAAGTCTCCGCATATTGCTGCTGTATCTTGAAGACCACTTCCGAGAAGTCATTTGCCCATCGGTACTTACCTAGAGTAGGTAGCCAGGAGCCAGTCTTGACTCTCCGAATGGCTATCGACAGATCGACCAACGTCCGGACGTATGCCTGATAGTTGAGGGTACGCATAGCCGACGATTCAGAGACAACGATCTCCGAACCATCTTCCAATGTGAAGATATTGGGGAACCGAAGAGAGGAGATGGTCCGATTCTTCGGCACTATCCCCAGAGTGGCAAGAGCCTTGGCAACCGAAGACCCCAGAGCAAGAATCACATCTCCGGGGTTGTGCTTCGGAAGCTCAGGGGTTTTTTCCAGATCCGCCTTTTGTACTGGAACTAGGTTGTACTTCACCCCCGACGATATCACCGGCTTCGCTAACCCCTGGGATAGCGTTTCCATTTTGTCCGTTGACCAGATCACTAACATCTACTGGACCCCATTCCTTTGTGTTACGAAACCGTTGATACGCCCCGACTTGAGCCTGCTTGGACCACTTCAAAAAGTACTCCGGGGGATAATCAAAGGCAATGTCGGCGACATCGTACTTGGTCCCGTTACCCTTCTTCCCCAGCTTATAGAACTTGCTACCATCCAACAGGACCACAGTCACCTTATCATTGGACTTGAGGTAGTAGGCATATAGGTACAGGTCCCCTACTATGCTGCAAAACACCGAAGACACACTCTCCCGAATGTACGAACCAAGAGTCTGTACGTTCAGCGGCAAGTCAGCCCCAGGGAACAGAGTGAAATCCCATTTGCTAACCCCAGCCATAGATACGTGCCAAAATCCATTGGCATCTCTCCACGGCTTGAACGCAATTCCTACTGCGTCAGCCAACGGGAAAAGCAGAGACAACGCATCCGTATGCTTCATAGACCCCATACATCCCACTCCTTAGAAACCGAGTTGGTTGATGCCTGCCCAACCACTACCCCATGGTAGACGACATCAAAGACGTAATCCTCCTGATGCTTCTCAACCAGGATCAGGCACATGTCCTCTTGCGTCAGCCCAGCAAATAGCGGGGTCCCCGGCAAAGGAATCTTGTTGCCTAGCTTAAGAGAGGTAAGAGACTTGGTAATCATGAGACGTTAGCGAACAGTGAGACGTTGGGAATACCCGTTTCGAAATCCACACCCAACCCCATCAACACTGCCCCGATCAACTTATTCGGAGTGGTGTGCGAGCAGGTAATGTGAACCGACCAGTGACCGTGCTCCTTTCCGGAGAAGCCCAGAGCAATTAGTCGATCCTTGACCTCAGCGATACGTGGACCCACCACCTTGATGCTGACGTTATCCGAACTGATACGCGCAGCAATCTTCAGCCCATCAGCAATGCCGACCACAAAGTACTTGGAGTTGGGGTAAGTGCCGAACACCGGTTGGTAAAGCTCAGTAGCCTCTTCCAACCGTACCCGCTCAGCCTTTGCAACACTCTGCTTAGTAGGAGTGACCGAAACCTTGGGATTAGAAGTCTCCTCATGCCACTTGCCCTTACCCGCAGCATGGAACGCTTTACGAAGGGCAGACAGTTTGGCTACTGTCCACTCCGAAGGCTTGATGCTGTTGGGCTCAAGGAAAATGACGTTGACCCCAGCCTCATACCGGATGAGCATACGGAAGACCCCACCGGTATTGACCACCTCAACCGAGCCGCCCTTCTCAAGCAGCAACTGATAAGAGGCACCAACTCCCGCAGCCTTCAGTAGGGGACCAGCATCGTATTTGATTGCCATTCGACACTCCTTAACCTTCGACCATCATCCTACAGAAGGATGCGGTGTTTGTCAAGTTTGAGCCCAGGGAGTTGCCCTTCCCCAAATGGAGGCAGCTTCCTTCCAGGGCTTCACCGCAGTCAACTTGTACTCCACCGTTTTGTCGTCCCCCAGGGCATCGTACTTCTTGGAAGCCGTCACGGCAGGATAGTAAGTCGGCTTGGAAGCCTCAGCCGTCAGGATACCAAACTGCTTGACCAGGAACTTGACCTGTGCCTCTGACTCGACTGCCTTCTTGCAGTAGTGCTCACGCACATAGGCAATGGCATCTGCCTCGCCCCGCATGACCTTGACCAGGGCAGAGAGAAGAATACCGGTTCGCCCATGCCCGCCAACGCACCCAGCATGAACCTTCTTGCCGGCAACGATCTGTTCCGCTAACCAGTCCACCATCTTGATGAAAGACGCAGCGTCTTTAGGAGCATGGTGATCGGTGATTGGATAGTGAATCGCTTCGCCCTCTTCCCACGGGTGAGCCAAGTAGGCGTAAGCCATTGAGTGATCCAGACCGACATAGATATCGGCATCAGTCACCACCGGGGTATGGCAAGACCCACCGTAAATCTTGAAACCGCTAGTCAACTCCAATGGCTTGTGACTCTTGTAGCAGGGCACGTAGTCATTCCCGTAACCCTTGCCAGTAACAGCCTTCACCGCAGGAGAGTCACCCAGATCATAAGGAAGACTCTTCTGTTTGATGTTCTTGGCTACGTGACTAGCCCGACGTTCCGAAGCCTTTTTCATGCTGCCTCCCTCGAAATGATCTCCCCGTATTCCTTCTCCGTAACCCAAAGCTTCGGATTCGGAAGCTTGATCTCGCCAATCTGCGTCACCTGGACATTGTTTGTCTGATGAGCCTTCTCATGAGGATAGTTACCCACCCCATCCTTCTCAATCAGATCCCAACTCGGCACACCCTTGAAGCAATTAATTTCACGCTCCGCAATCTTCCACAGATCGTACACAGAGGAGGTAACGAAACCCTCTTCAACCTCCCACCCCATCGAGTGACTGTACACAAAGGTGGGAACCTGCCCAGCCCGCTGAATGTCAAGGACCTTGACGATCTTCTTGCCACTCATCGAGAAACAGAACCCTTTATTGAACATCGGGCCGTTATTGTGGGCCAGGGTCCAAGCCGTATCAATGAAGGTCAGAGGAGAGAATTCACCTTCGATCAACTGCCCAAGAGCATCCGCAATCTTCCCCCAGGCAGGACCACCATAACCCGGAGAAAAGTTACCCGAGTGAAACACCTTACGCACACACTTTACGTAGTCACCCAGAGTGATTAGCGGAGGGTGAGACATAAAGTACGATGCAGCATTCTGCGATCCACCCGGCAACCCATCAAGAAAGGGAAAGTACCCCGTACTGATTTTGTCTGTCTTGTCTTTGATGGCAGACTTGCTATGCAAGTGCCGAGACTCACGGGTAATTACGATCAGCGTGTAGTAAACCAACCGTGGAAACAGATCGGCTAGTAGCAACCGATACCGCCCGACAATCTCTAGAGCGTCGTGCGGCAAAATCTCATGCGGATGGTACTTCTTCTCAAGCTCAGCAATAGCATGGTTGAGGAGGTAGAACTTCATTGCCTCAGCCTCAACCGGAATCATTGACCCCTTAGCGTCAATGAATTCCTTAGCCTTGCGGGCAGCTTCCGACGTAGGCATAGAGGCAAAAGACACTCCCTTATAGAGCAGGGAGGTCTTGAGCCCCGCTAAGGTATCCTGCCTGAACATCCGAACCCTCCACTCCGTTACACCAGGATACTACCAAACCCTGGGAGGTTTGTCAAATCTACCGAGAAACTAAGGCCCGAGTACTAGCCCACAACTTTGCCAAGGTTACAGTACTTGACAACTGGGAAGGATCGAAATCCCTGACGTAATCAGCCTGCTCAAAAGTCTCTACCGCAGTCCGCAGGTAGTTATCCCTGACCCAAAGAACCGGGGACATCCTTACCACCTGATCCTGTTGGTTGAGGACCTTGTACAGCAAGGACAGAAACAAACCAGTGCGCCCAATGCCTCCCCGGCACCCGACGTACAACTTCTCTCCCCTAGCCATGGCCCAAATAACTTTGTGCAGAATGCGGTACACCTCAGCATCATCAACAGGGATACCGAAGTCTTCGATTCTCAGATGGTCCCAGAAGTGGGGTCCCCCGATCTCCTCGGCCAGGGAAATGCACTTAATGTCACCAGAACACTGAAGAATGGACCCTGCCTTGAGAACGAACGGATACGTGCCACGCCAAGTCTTGATAGGGAAAACAACTTCTCTCACCGGTACTTCCTCTGTGATGGACTGCAAGTCTGACAGGGGATATGTCTTATCTTCTCCCCGGTACCTCCGCATACCGTGCAACCTTTGCCGAAGCACTTCGGACACTCCTCATAGACTGTTTCTTTGCCGGTGTCTTTGCAGTCCCAGCATTTGTAAAACGCCCCCTCATCTCCCAGGGGCTCATCATGCTCAGGTTCAATCTTCTCGGTAAAAATGGATAGCACGATTTCATCCTTAACGACAAACAAATAATCCCTCCACCGTCGATTAGCTACAGGGTGGGTATATCGAGTGGAATGAACCACCATGTCTTTGAGGTTTGGTAACGACACTCCCAAAGCCTTGGCTTCCTTTATCACATCAAGGGATAGGAGGAATTTTCTGGTGCTGCTCATAAAGTTCTTTACGGTTGATAGCAATGGATCGAGGTGCCTCAAACAACAATCGAGGCAAGATCTCTCCTCGCCTACGGTGGGATACCCCCACGCTAACGAAGACCTTGGGGAGTACTTCTGTTGACTCATAGGGGGAGAGGATGAATTTCTGTTCTTGAACTGAGACCGTAATGGACTCCTCAGCAATACTCACCACGGTGAGGGGTACATCATCAATAAAAACCGTTGCCCCTTGTGTCACTCCTATGACTAACGCCATTACCTTCGCACTCCTATTCGTTCCCTAGCCGCTATTGTACAACTCCAAGTGCTGCCTCCCGAGTGCCCTTTACGATTGTCAATTACTTCCACCAATCCTTTGTATCGAAGCACCGTTAGCTGAGAGGCTATGTCACTGGAGGACTGTTGAAGTCGTCCTCTATCGTTAAGCGATTGCGTAATGTCTTTGGTTGAAGCTGGCTCTAGGGCAGACAAAGCCATTAAGCAATCCCACAATTTGGTTTCCCTCCTTGGCAAGGATACGTTACTTCTTGGCTCGACATGTTCTATCAGCGTATCCCCATATCTTGATGCCACTACCCGATAAAATCCGCAGATACATTTCAGAACCACCTCATCGTCATCTAACCGGTACCATGCCTGAGAACTTTTACACTTAGGACAGGTGGTTTTCACTATCGGGGCACCTCCAAAAAGATGCCCAGATAGTATTTTTAAGTTCCCTTCAAATCAAGAGGTTACCATCACAATAAACACTGGAGGAGAGCAGTATCCGTTAAGGGATTGACTCCAACCGAAGTGGTATCCGTATAAAACAGCGGGAAGACCCGGCTACCATTTGCCTTCTTAGCCTTTGACAAACCGTTGTAGATCTGTACCGAAGCCAACTGCTCAAGGCCGAACAGATCTTTCGAAGCCAGGATGGTTGCCGGATCATCCGACACCCGAACCGGCTTATAACCCTGAGCCTCAAACTTGGACTTGCTATCCCAGAGGCTATCCGGCAGCACCAAGTAGATCTCCTTACGCTTCACACTCTTCTTCAGAAGAGCCGTACCGTGGGCCGTTAGCGAAGAGGTCAGAAGACTCTTCTCACCGAACACCCCAAGGATAGTCTCATCGAAGTCAGAGAGTTTCGTATCCTCCATCCCACGCAAGTCGATCACACCTTTCTGCATCTTACCGAGAGCAGCAATCAACTCCACCGGGGTCCCCAGGATGGCTCGATAGATGGTGCCGATCTCAGCCACATCCTCAGCCGACTCTGCCAATTTCCAGATCTTCCGGTTCTTGTTGCGGACAAGCTCTTTCAGCTTAGCCACATCAGCATTCTCACCAGAGAGAATCGGAACCTCGATACCCACCCAGATGCGTCCCGTTGCCCCGTCAATGGTGACCAGCTTACCGGCGAGAGTCTGACCATTCAGAATCCAGCCCTTCAGGGTACGCTTCAGGTCAGAACAC